GGAATCGCGAAGAACAGCAGTGTCCAAAAACATCTCATTGGCAATCATATTGTTATAATATGCCATGTAATGCGTGTTGTATGCGAGAACGTCAAGTAACGTACTCATACCTGAGGCTTCAAAGTCGAAGTCAGTAAATTCTGATTGATCGCGCAAAAAGTTCTTTAGATTAGTTTTAATCTGCGCAAAGTCTAGTTCTGTAACAACTAGTTTTTGGTCTGTGTTAGCCATTAACGGACCTTCTCTAAGAAAAAGTTGATTGTAACTGGTGCCTCAAGATTATTAATAAAAAATCTAATGGTCACGTCATAACGATGTTGTTCTGGATTAGCCTTAACTCTAATAGCATCAACACCGATACGAGGTTCAAAATTTTTAATTGTGTTTTCAATTTCAGTCTGCATAATATTTGCAGTGATAAACGACACATCTTCAAACAACAATCCACGAATTCTAGAACCAAAATTAGGCTGGAATGGTTTTTCGCCCACATTGGTTAGAATAAGATTTCTAAGCGCACCGATAATCGCTGCATTTCCTGTGCGTTTAAGTACATCCTTTGTTACAGGATGAACTTTAAAGTTCAAATCTAAATCTTTATATGTTCGAACGTCAATTGCCATCTAGACACCTTTTTGCATATTTAGCAAGGTTTTGCGCATGGATCTTCTGGGACATTAACATCTGGATTTTGATTGTCCACACCAGTATCGGCTTCGTCTTCTCCAGTTCCAGTTGTTTGTCTTGGAAATGGACCTGTTAGCCCATCAAGATCATCCAATGCACCTATAGTTGGAATCGTTGTGTCGATGTTAATTGGATTATTTGTAAATCCAGGATCATTATATTCTTCGTCAAAGTCATCCAAAATTTCAATAATATCACTGGTTGTAGCGTCACAACCTTGTCTCTCTGGGTTAGGGTACAGAATAATGTCCATATATTCATCAGAGTCAGTTGGTGCACCAGTATCTTTTCTCTTTTTCTTAGAGCATGATAACGAGAATAACTTAACCATGCCCTGGACTAAATTTTTAGCCTGGTTTAAAACTGCAATGTCTTGTTCAATTATATTTCTAATTTCGTTTTTAACGCTTTTTATGCGGTTAATAGTATTGTTTAAAGTCGTAACAGTATCTGATTCTGATAATCCGTTGATTGCTTCGTTACGAAGATCATACTTCATTTGATTAAGTATTTCTCTTGTACGCTTCATTAATTCATCTTGAAACAATGATTGTGCAGCATCAGTTGGTTTACTTGCGCTTACAACCTGGTAGACGCCATTAGCGCGACGAACACGAGTTGTTAATCCATCCATGAAGTTAGGATCACCAGTAATGGATCCTGGGAGCGTGAATGCATTTACCACACCGTCTGGGTCAACTAAATCGTCGTCAAGTCCAACAAATGGAATTTCTTCAGTAACCTTGTAAACTGCGAAATTTTTGGTTGCTCGTAGATAATCATCAACAACAATGGTTGTATCAGTAACAGAAACAACGATAAACTCTCTTGCATCGTAATAAATTTTATTATTGGCTTGTAGACTGCTGGTAAACGTTGTCCCTTGACCAGTAATTACGTTATCCAAACAAATAGAATTGGCTACAAATGAGGTTTTAAGTTTAAGTTGCTGGTTTGTGCTGGTTGTAGCAAAGGCAGTATTTACGTTAAATGAGGTTTCTTTGTAGAACGTTTGACCGCTGGCAGTATTGTAAAATGGATTGTAAACTGTTAGATAGTCGCCGAGCGAGTTAATTGTATTAACCTGCCTGACTTCACCGTTTACCTTAATATACATGTTAGAATCTAGTTTTATGGTTCCACTAGAATCTAATAAACAGCTCGCTAAATTTAATGTACCAACTGATGCTGTTGTGACCTTTACGTTATTGGTAGAAACATCAACTGAAACTGTACCAGATGGCGCAGCTGTAAAATTCTTATCTACAACAATTTTTTCAGCTGAATTAATAACTATGCTATCACCAATATCTACAACAGGATAAACATTGGCGCTCAAATTTGGGCTGACTATTACGCTAGAAGCAATGTTAACTGTTGAATTCGGAAATGGAACATTACCATACAATCTTTCCAATGTAAGCGCATTACCAGCACCACCCAATCCAGAAAGATTGTCGGTGTGTTGCTCAAATTCTCTCATCGTTTTAGCGAGAGAATCTGCCGACTGCGCCATATTAATAAGTTCACCCAACATAAATGGACCAATCTTATAATTATCCGTACCAGTATTAATTTTTCCGATTACACTTAATAATGTGTTACGTGCAGATACAACACTTGGATCTGTTTTACTGAATAGAGCTGGGAATGAGGCTTGTAATCCAGCATAATCATTCGCCGTTAATCTCTCTAATTCTTCGCTAATTTTATTGAATGGCTGAACAGCTGCTTTATCTAAAGGTGAGAGTAGACTGTCTCGTAATCCGTTGGTAATAGGATTTACGAAGTTTTCAGAGAAGAAGTTCTTAACTGAATCAACTCCTCGTTCTATTCCGCTTTTAATCTTGCTTAAAAATTGCCCAAATTTAGAGGCTTGAAAGTTGAAGCCTCCATTTTTTGCAAATGGCACTGGAACGCAAGAAAACACCATCGCGAGTGTTTGAAGCAGCGGTAATCCTCCGATTAAACAGAGAATTAGTTTTATAATTTTTCCTATAATTTTCTTTAAGAAGGCACGTTACTCCCATTAAGTTTTTGCATGACGTCTAATACAATATTGTATGCATCATACTTTTGTTTTAGATTATGCTCGTAGAGGAATTTCTTGTCTTGCTCTGAAAGAGCGCCAAGTTTAGACATCTTAGCCATAATCAAGTTGTATTCTTTCAGGTCTTTTTGACTTATACACATATTTATGCTTTATCCTGAATTAGATGTGTCGGTTGCACTTTTATATCCAGAAGTATCTTGAGGTGGATATCTACTAGCAGCTGCTGAGGTAGTTCCGCTGATGTCTGAAGCGTCTTCGTTTGTTGCGAAAGCGCGTGCAAATTTAAGAACGTCACCATCTTGGGAATAGGGTAAATTGCTCACATTAATATTAACACCGCCAGTTGTTGGGTTATATGTTGCTGAAACTACTGCTTTAGAGTCTTTCGGTAATAATTCGCTTCGCGGTGTTCCTGGAACTATAGTTGCAGAATTAGCAGAAGGTTCTCTAGTTTGACTGACCTTTGAAAATTTATCTGTTTTTGGTGGGTGTGGAGATTTCGATTTTACTTTTTTAACTGGTGCAGCATTCTCAACTGGAAACCCTGTGTTAGTTAATGTACCCATTATCCACCTAAATTTAAATCTGGCATTTTAAATTCTTCTGGTTTAATCTTAGCCAATTCATCCATTTGTTTGGTTAGATCCTCAGTTTTTATAACCTTACTCAATGGTGGTAAGCATGAATTAAAATCTTGGATGCCATGTGTTTTGGTTAGCTGAGCATCTAACTCTACAATATTACCCTTCATGGCTGTCAACGTTCCACTTACAGTAGCACCACCACCGCTGGCTACATCAACACTCTTACCACCAAATAACTTAGAACTAATAGAACCAACAATACTCACCATACCACTAGAAATGTCTGATACCATTGACGCAACGCTAAATTTAGATCCTGCTTTAACAACCACGCCTTGATCTGCAACAATATCAACAGTTCCAGGATTACCTTTAGAAACAAAAGTTTGACCATCAGCTTCGATGCGAAGTCTACCATTTACACGAATGTAATAGTCGCCATCAATCGTTTCATATTTGTCGCCATTGACATAAACTCTATGATCGCCCATAATCACATCATAACGACCTTTTTGAGATTTAAGTTTAACGTGACCTTCTGGTAAAAATTCGAGCGTAGATCCTGTTCTATGAGATAGTTGTACGCGCTCAAATTCTTTAGTGTCGTCTAACTCAAATGCATGCCCAGATTCAGTTTCTGTTACATTGTTAAATGGATACATAGCATTAAATGAAGGATAAGGCTCGTCCCAAGTTGAGCCACCTTTTGCTGTTGGAATATTCACAACACGAGTCTTTCTTTGAAAATCAATCGTGGTGTTTGCAATTGATTCAGGCGCAATGCCATCATATGTTCCGTTTTCTGTTTGACCGCGAACTGGTCTTGATAATCTTGACGTTGTTGGCTCATTTAGATTTTGAGGGTTTCTTTTCGCAGCATCCTCTACAATCTGCACGCCAGCTGAGTCTGTTTTGATGTTTGCTTCTTTAATTTTTCTAGGGAAACTGGCGTTAGCCTTCTCAGCGTCAGTATATGGATCTGTAAATCCAACATTGTTTTGTCGAATTTCATCTGGAATTCCTGGAACTGTTCCCATAATAATTGG